TGATACTAAAGAATGGAGTTAAAAGTCCTGGCAATGAGCATATTGGCGCCTTTGGCCTTGATAGTTACGATATTTCAGGTACAGTTGATGGTAAAGGATCTAACGGAGCTTTACATGGACTTACAAAATTCTCAATGGAAGATGTGCCGCCAAATCATTTCTTTTTAGAATATATATCAAGGCCGCAAACAGCTGAGATATTTTTTGAAGACGTATTAATGGCTATGGTATTTTACGGTATGCCTATACTTGCTGAAAATAATAAACCTAGGTTTTTATACTATTTAAAACGAAGAGGTTATAGAGGTTTTTCAATGAATCGTCCTGATAAAATTTGGAACAAACTTTCAACAACTGAAAAAGAAATAGGTGGAATACCTAACTCAAGTGAAGATATTAAACAAGCACACGCTGCTGCAATAGAATCTTACATAGAAACTTATGTAGGATCAAAAGAAAACGAATATGGAGATATGTATTTCCAAAAAACCCTAGAAGACTGGGCTAAGTTCAACATAAACAATAGAACAAAGCATGATGCTTCAATAAGCTCTGGCTTGGCTATAATGGCTTGTAACAAGAATTTATACAAACCTGTAGCTGATAGAAGCATAAAAAATGTTAATTTAGGTATTAAAAGATATAATAACGAAGGAAGTTTTTCACAAATAATAAAATAAATGGTTGTAACTGATAGTAATAGTATTTTTCCAGATCAAGTTGTTCCTGATGAAGTAAAATCAAGCTATGACTATGGCATGCAAGTTGGCAAAGCTATAGAGGGTGAGTGGTTTAGTGGAACTAGAACTGGATTAGGTAATAGATACTCTACTAACTTTAATAATTTTAGGAACTTAAGACTTTATGCTAGAGGAGAACAAGCTGTTCAAAAATATAAAGATGAACTAGCTATTAATGGTGATTTGTCTTATTTAAACTTAGACTGGAAACCAGTTCCAGTTATACCTAAGTTTGTAGATATAGTTGTTAATGGTATGTCTGAAAAGCTTTATGAAATAAAAGCTTATGCTCAAGATCCTGAGTCTCTCAAGTCTAGAACAGAATACGCTAATAGAATATTAAGAGATATAGAAACAAAAGAGTATTTAGAAAATATACAACAAACTTTAGGTTTGAATATGTATTCTACAGAAAACCCAGAAGATTTACCTCAAAATCAAGAAGAGTTAGAATTACATATGCAGCTTGATTATAAACAATCTGTTGAAATAGCTGAAGAAGAATTGATAAATGATACTTTAGACAGAAACAGATACGAGCTAACTAGAAGAAGAATAAATCAAGATCTGGTTGTTTTAGGTATAGGTTGTACTAAAACAAATTTTAACAAAGCTGAAGGAATTACTGTTGATTATGTTGATCCAGCTAGATTAGTTTATTCATATACTGAAGATCCTAACTTTGAAGATATATGGTATGTTGGTGAAGTCAAAAGAATTAGCTTATCAGATCTTAAACAAGAGTTTCCTAATTTAACACCAGATGAATTAGAAAAAATACAAAAGTATCCAGGAAACAGCAACTACATGTTTGACTGGCAAGGTAGAGATGATAATAACAGTGTCTATGTTTTATACTTTGAATATAAAACTTATAGTGAACAAGTATTTAAAATAAAAGAAACAGCCACTGGTTTAGAAAAAGCTTTAGAAAAGCCAGACACTTTTAATCCAGCACCTAATGATAAATTTGATAGAGTTTCTAGGTCAATTGAAGTGCTATACTCTGGCGCTAAAATACTAGGGCATGAAAATTTACTAAAATGGGAACTTGCTAAGAATATGACTAGACCTGAGTCTAACTTGGTTAAAGTTAATATGAATTATAACATATGTGCTCCTAGAATGTATAAAGGAAGAATTGAATCTTTAGTTAGTAGAATAACAGGTTTTGCTGATATGATTCAATTAACGCATTTAAAACTTCAACAAGTAATGTCTAGAATAGTACCTGATGGTGTTTATTTAGATGCTGATGGTTTAGCAGAAATAGACTTAGGCAGTGGAACAAGTTATAATCCACAAGAGGCATTAAATATGTATTTTCAAACTGGTAGTATTATCGGTAGATCAATGACTCAAGATGGCGGCCAAAATCCTGGTAAAGTACCTATACAAGAATTGTCTACATCTAGCGGCATGAGTAAAATACAAGGGCTTATACAGACTTATCAATATTATTTACAAATGATAAGAGATGTGACAGGGCTTAATGAAGCTAGAGATGGAAGCACGCCAGCTAGCGATTCTTTAGTTGGGTTACAAAAATTAGCTATTGCTAATTCCAACACAGCTACAAGGCATATAGTTCAAGCTAGTTTATATTTAACATTAAGAACTTGCGAAAATATTGCACTTAGAGTTGGTGATTGTTTAGAGTTTGACTTAACTAGAGATGCTTTAAAATCTAGTATAAGTTCTTATAATGTAGGAACACTTGAGGATATATTTAATCTACATCTATACGACTTTGGAATATTTTTAGAACTAGTACCTGATGAAGAAGAAAAAGCTCAGTTAGAGCAAAATATTCAAGTAGCACTTCAAAGTGGTCAAATATTTTTAGAAGATGCTATTGATATTAGACAAGTTAATAATTTAAAACTTGCTAATCAATTACTAAAACAAAGAAGAAAACAAAAGCAAGCACAAGATCAACAAGCTCAACAAGCTAATATAGCTGCTCAAGGTGCTGCTCAAGCAGAGACTGCGGAAAGAACAGCTATGGCAGAAGTTCAGAAAAACGAAGCTTTAGCTCAAACGACTTTATCAATTGAACAAGGTAAGTCTCAATTTGAAATACAACGTATGGAAAGAGAAGCTGAAATTAAAAGACAATTAATGCAAATTGAATTTGATTTTAATATACAGTTAACTCAAGCTAAAGGTGAAGCTGAAAGAAATAAAGAAACTTTTATAGAAGATCGTAAAGATAAACGAGCTAAACTTATAGGTACTCAACAGAGTCAAATGATAGATCAAAAGAAAAATGATTTATTACCAACAAATTTTGAATCCGCAGGTAATGACAACCTTGGTGGATTTGGATTAGAGCAATTTGCTCCACAATAATTTTTTATTAACTATTATATTATATTATGTCAAAACAAGTAGAAAAGGGCCCTCCTGCCGACGAAGGTAAAGAAGGTTTAAAATTAAAGAAAAAAGTAGGTAGACCAAAGAAATTAAATAAAACTACTGAAACAGTAAAATTAGATTTAAGTAAAAAACAAGAAGATGCCGTTCAAGAGCCAGAAACAAAAAAAGTTGTGCTACAGTCTGATGAGACGAAAGAAGAACAAAAGCTGGGACTGCAAGAAGTGGGAGAAACACACGAAGAACAAAAACCTACCGAAAAAAGTGTAAGTCCAGTATCTGAAATAACTGAAGAAGAAGTTAAAGAAGAAACTAAAATTGTAGAACAAGAATTAAAAGAAGCTATAAGAGATGAAAAGGTAACAGGTAAGCCTTTGCCGGAAAACATCGAAAAACTAGTTTCATTTATGGAAGAAACAGGCGGTGACATTAATGATTATGTTAGACTAAACGCAGACTACACTAATATTAATGAAGATGTTTTACTTAGAGAATATTACAAACAGACTAAACCACATTTAGACAGAGAAGAAGTTGACTTTATATTAGAAGACAATTATTCTTGGGATGAAGATGTGGATGAAGAGCGAGCAATTAAAAAGAAAAAGCTAGCTTATAAAGAAGAAATTGCCAAAGCACGTAACTTTCTAGAGCAAACAAAGAGTAAATATTACGACGAGATCAAGTTGAGACCGGGCGTTACTCAAGAGCAACAGAAAGCGATGGACTTTTTCAATAGATATAACAAAGAGCAAGATATAGCAACCCAGCAACATGCTGATTTTGAAAAACGAACTAATAAAATGTTCTCTGATGAATTCAAAGGTTTTGAATTTAATGTTGGAGAAAAAAGATTTAGATATGGAGTTTCAAACCCTCAGGAAGTTGCTAAGAGCCAATCAAACTTATCTCATTTTGTTAAGAAGTTCTTAAACGAAGATGGAAGTGTAAAGGATCATGTTGGTTATCATAAAGCTATTTATGCAGCGGAAAATGCAGATACTATAGCAAAACATTTTTATGAGCAAGGTAAAGCCGATGCTGTTAAAGATGTAGTTGCAAAATCTAAAAACATAAATGTAGAGTCTAGGACGCCAGCGTCTGAAGGCGATGTATATGTTGGTGGATTTAAAGTAAAAGCTATTTCTGGTGTTGATAGCTCTAGGTTAAAAATAAAAACAACAAAAAAAATAACTAATAAATAAAAAAATGAGTTTTAATACAAGTGGGAGTTTTCCTGCACAAATTAAGCCTGCTCAAAAAAGATTAGCACTTAACGATAACTACCTAGATTTTACAGGTGGTGCTAATGATTTTGCGCAACAATACCTACCTGAGCTTTATGAAGCTGAAGTAGAAAGATACGGAAACCGAACTTTAGGTGGTTTCTTGAGAATGGTAGGCGCTGAAATGCCTATGACTTCTGATCAAGTAGTATGGTCTGAGCAAAACAGATTACACGTAGCGTACAAGAATGCTGATACAGCTGCTGTTGGTGGTCAAGCTAACCAAATAAAAATTACTTTAGATTTAGCTGCTGCTGCTCCTGGTGCTGATGCTCCAAATGGTGCTGTTAGACCTGGACAATCTATTTTACTTTCTGATAGAGCTACAGGATTAGTAACTGCTAAAGCTTTAGTACAAAGCGTTACTAGTTCAGCTGGCACATTACAAGATGAGTTAACTTGTTCTTTGTATGAGACTACTTATGCTAATTTACCTGCTACATTAAAAGGAGCTAACATTGCTTCATTATTTGTATATGGTTCTGAGTTTGCTAAAGGTTCTACTGGAATGACTGGAACTATTCAGCCACAATTTTCTCAGTTTTCAAATTCACCAATTATTCTTAAAGACAACTTTGAGATTAATGGATCTGATACTGCTCAAATTGGTTGGGTTGAAGTTGCTACTGAAGATGGAACATCTGGATACTTGTGGTATTTAAAATCTGAG